AGGCCGCGGGCAAATGGGAAACTGAACAAGGTGGTGAATATTATGCAGCGGGTGTTGGATCGGCAATCACAGGCCGTGGAGCGGATCTACTAATTATAGATGACCCGCACTCGGAACAAGACGCGCTGAACGTGCAAGCTTTAGAGAGAGCTTACGAATGGTATACATCAGGACCACGTCAACGTTTACAACCAGGTGGAGCTATCGTTGTGGTCATGACACGTTGGAACATGAAAGATCTAACCGGTATGTTATTAAAATCTCAAAAAGAATTAAAATCAGATCAGTGGGAGGTTATAGAGTTTCCAGCGATCATGCCATCAGGTAAACCTGTGTGGCCGCAGTATTGGAAGTTGGATGAGTTAGAATCTGTCAAAGCATCATTAAGTTTAGGTAAGTGGAACGCGCAGTGGATGCAAAATCCTACGGCTGAAGAAGGGTCACTCATCAAACGTGAATGGTGGAAAGTTTGGGACAAAGGTTATATTCCGCCTCTACAACATATCATTCAATCTTACGATACAGCTTATTTAAAAAAGGAGACATCTGATTACAGTGCAATAACTACCTGGGGAGTCTTTTATCCAGACGATGATAGTCCAGCTAATTTAATATTATTAGATGCATTTAAAGATAGACTGGAGTTTCCAGAATTAAAAAAAGAAGCCTGGGATCAATATCGATATTGGAATCCTGAAACGGTAATCGTGGAGGCAAAGGCCTCTGGTATGCCATTAACTTATGAGTTGAGAAAAATGGGGATACCTGTTATAAATTACACACCTAGCAAAGGCCAAGACAAACACGCTAGAGTAAACGCCGTTGCTCCGCTTTTTGAGGCAGGAGTGATCTGGGCGCCCGATGAAAAATTCGCAGAAGAGGTTATAGAAGAATGTGCATCATTTCCTTATGGTGATCATGATGATTTGGTGGATAGCACAACACAAGCAATAATGCGTTTTAGACAGGGAGGGTTCATAACGCATCCGGAGGATGAAAAACAAGATTCACTGCCTCCAGTTGAGAGAACATATTACTGATGAGTAAAAAGAAGTTATTAGAATTCGGTCTTAAAGAAGCAGATGCTTTCCAAAAAAATTTTAAGATAATTTTTGATAGATTAGTTAGAGGTTATAGATCTATGATGGGTAAAGACCCAGAAGGTTTAGATCTGTTAAAAGTTAAAATGGAAGCAAGAGAGAAAGCACTTAATACCACAAAGGTCGTAAACCAAAAAGGTCTAACTCTAGATCCAGATAAACCTATCGTCGGTGGCACACAAGAAGGCATACCAACTATCAAAACAAAATTCGATGAAGAGTTAGATGAATTTAATTTATCAAAAGATGACCCGATGGGTGATCTAGAAAAAATTGTAAGAGGTGAAGGCGATACAGGTTTACCAAAAGGACAAAGACCTTTTGGTGATAACATCAGAGATGCATACAGAGAAAAAGGCGCAAGCAGAGAGGATGCATCAGAAATGATTGAAGCATTAAAAAGTCCTGGTGCAAAACAATCTTATGAGATTATGGAAGAAGCATTGGGTGTAAGATTATATGGTGATGAAACTTTTGAAGAGTTGATGCAGATCAAAGAAACAGGAGTTCACCCACGAGGAGAACCACCAATTAAAAAAGCAGATGGTGGTCGTATAGGTTTTGCTAGAGGTGGTGAAAGTATTATTGGAAAAGACATATCAACAATAGGTGGTTTAATGGGTGGACTTCCAACAGAAGATGATGAATTTTCAGACATCGCAGGTCAAACAGCAGGCCTTGGTGTATTGAGTGGATTAACAAAAGTATTTGGACCTAAACTAGGAGAATATATTTTTCAAAGAGGAAGAAAAAAAGTTATAGATAAAGTTACTGATACAGCTGTTAAAAAAGCAAAAGAGATAGAAGCAGAAAAAGCAGCTAGAGCAGCAGCTAGAAGAGCAGAGACTCAACGTATACAACAAAGACTTGACAGAGACCCTAGAGGCACTGGTCCAGGTCCATCTGGCGGTGGTCCTTATGGTGGTGGTCCTGGTGGTGTGCATAGTGATTATGCAGATGGTGGTCTTGCAACAATGTTTGTGGAGAGAAGATAATGGCTAGAGATCAAAGAGATTTTGATGTTCTTAATAAAGATGGACAATTTAAAAAATTTTTTGAAGAATATTTAACAAAAGAATCTAAAATAGAAGTTGCTGGAAGAACTAGACAATCTAAACTTTGGCCCATTATAAAAAATATTTTAAAAAGTCTTCCAAAAAACGCATCCACTAAAGATAAGTATGAGGCTATAAAAAATTATCAAGTACGAGGGTCTGAATTTGGATATAGTGGTGGTTCAGCTCGAAGAAAAATGGGTGATATAATTGTAAGTAATATTACAAATTCTTTTCAAGACGCTGCAAAAGGTGTAAACAAAATTAATATAAAACAATTAGCTGATGAAATTCCAGCGTATAGTTATAAAAGTCTTCAAGCTATTTTTGGAAATTCAAAAAAAGATCCAAAAAAATATTCTGGAAATGCAAAACAAAATATAATTAATTCTAAAATTTTTGTAGAAAAACTAAAAGATATTGGTGTTGTTACAGCACAGGGAGATGTTAAAAAAGCACGTGCTGGAAGAGCATATTTATTTGAACCTTTAACTGAAGATGTTAAATTAAAATTAAAAGAACTAAAACCTTTAAGAAGTCCTAAAACTGATTATGATAATCTTAAATTTAGAAGATTAGTTGAATCTTTTTCAAGAGCATCTGAAGACTACAAAAAATTTGGATTTTCAAAAGACGCTACGGCGTTGACTAACACAGCAAATAATTTAAATTCTGCAATAATAGAAGAATTTACAAGTAAACCTTTAGGATTACAAACAGGTAAAAAACCAAATATTTCTTTAATTAATAGCGCTATGTCTAAAGATGACGTCGCACAGTTAAGACAATTTATTGAAGATAATCCTAAAATTAAAAATGTTCTTTCTATTACTTTTGATCCATCAGGAAAAAATGGAACTTATTTTAAACCAAGAGATTTAGATAAATTATCAGGAGGACAATTATTAAAAGATATATTAGTAGAAAAAGATCATATTTTTCCAGTAAAAGAAATAGAGATTTTAGAAAAACCAACTAGAACTTCTATGGGTGTATTAAAAGGTGGCGCACTATCAGAAACTCCTTTTAATAAAGTTTTAACCACGGGTTATTTTAATAATTCTTTAAGAAATAAAATTCAAAATTTTTTAAATTCTGGAGCTATAAAAGAAGACGCCGTTAAACAAATTAATAATACTTTAAAAGGTCTTGATACCACTATCTATCACAATGGTGAATATTATGGAGGTAAAATAACACCTTCAATCGAAAAACAAATTAATAGATTAGGTTATGATAAATTTGATATCGAAAAAAATGTTATTCAAAATATTAAAGATCAAGATGTTGCAATTAAAGATTTAAAAAAACAAAAATTTTCTGATTCTGCTATTGTAAAAGCTGTCAAAAATTCTAGATTTGCTCTTCCTTTTGTTATAGGAGCAGGAGTAGTATCTTCATTAACCTCAACACCTGTAGAGGCAGAAGAACCAATCAAATACAACGACGAGATCGGTGCGTTTGTAAATCCACAAACCGATGATAAAGTTTCACAAGCAACATTACTAGATTGGGCTGCAAACAATCCAATGCCCACGGCTGCCATAGCGTCAGCACCTTTACTAAGTAAGACAGTTAGAAAAGGCACAGGTAAATTATTAAAAGGATTATTATCTACACTGGGCACCTCTGCAGCAGGTTTAACTTTTGCAGGTATGACTGTGAAAGATAATCTAGATGAAGGAAAAAATATTGTTGATGCAACAGTTGATCCTATGGTTGGAATAGAATTACTATACCCAGAAGCTGTAAAAAGATTTGGTGGTAAAGGTTTACAAAATGCTTTAGGTAGAGCTCTATCATTAGGTAGAGTTGGTACAATGATGACACCAGTTGGTATGGGTATTACCGCTTTAGGTTTAGGTAAGATGGGTATAGAAGCTGCTATGGATGAGAGAGAAAAAATTTTAGGTATGACTGAAGAGGAAAAAACAAATTATCTAGCTGATCAATACGAAAGTTTTGGTGGTGTGTTTGGAGAAGGAGCATAATGGATAGACGAACTTTTATGAAATTGTTAGGTGGTTTAGCGTCTATGCCTATTGTTGGTAGAATTGTAAAACCTCTTAAATCAGAAACGGTGCAAGAAGGTATCGCTGCTGTAGGTAACAAAGGCATGGAACTTTATGAAATGGTCATAGCTAAAGTTATGAAAGAAGGAAAAAAAATTGGTGAGTCTGGTAGAGTTGATAGTTACAAACATCCTGACAGACCTGACATTACTGTTGATGTAAATCAAACTGATGGCAGTGCGGAGATATATTTTGATACTGACAAAGGTTCTAAAGGCTATGCTAAAATAGATAGAGACATAGAAACAGGTGCCACTGATCTTCAAGAGGCTGAAGAAGTTTATAGATTTTACGGACCAGAAGGTGATTATTCAAAAGATATAGACGAGGGAATTAGTGGTGGTATTGAAAATTTAGAAGAGTTTACCAGAATTAAAAAAGCTATGGGCGGTAGAGTAGGATATCAAACAGGCGGACAAGCTTATGATCCAAGAGCATCTGCTTTAGATTTTGCAAGAGCAATAGATATGGTGGGTGCTGGAACTGACATGCAGAAAGCTAGAGCAGTTCAAGAGTATGGTGAAAATGTTCGAAACCAAGCTTTAAGAGCTGCATCATTATTATCTCAACCCATGAAACTCACAGGACCAACAACTAGACTTTATTCTGGAACAACTTCCCCAACTCCTTTTGCTGGAAGCAAATTTTTTGCAACTCCTGATTTAGCCACAGCTAAAACTTATGCAACATCTAGTTCTTTAAGAGGCTCTCCTTTTGCAGGACCAGTTACTGGAAGAATTTTAGAAGCAGAAGTTCCAACAGCTCAAGCACAAAGTTTATTAAAAAAAGGTCTGACAGGAACTAGAGAAGTTGTATTAGATCCTCAAGCAGCAAAAACATTATTTGAAACTGGACGAGGAGCTTTACAAGGTTCCGCTAGCCTTGGAACTAAAGCAGCTTTAAGTGCAACCAAAGCACTACCAGTTATTGGAGGTGCAGCAAGTTTAGCTGATGCTTCATCTAGAGTTAAAGAAGGTGATTATGTAGGTGCAGCGTTAGGTACAGCGGGAGCTGTTCCTGGATTAGGATTACCTGCACTTGGAGCACAAGTAGTTTACGATGCTGCAAAAAGTAATCCAACAATTCAAAAAGTAGGAACTTCTATTGGAGAAGGACTTTACAATTTATTAAATCCATCAAAAGCCGAAGCAGCAACCCCAATTGATAGACCAACAATGGCAGATGTTGCGGGTCCAACAACTTCAACACCTGAAAAAACAGATCTTCAAAAATATAAAGATAAAATGTTACAAGATCTTAGAAAAAATCACCCTGGACAAAAAACAGCAACAACGGATCTTCAAAGAGATGGAACATACTCTGGCACAGTAAAAGAAATACCCATAGAAGATTATTTTGCAGGTATGCTAGCTCGAGTAGATCTTTTTCCTGACGCATTTGGTTTTGATGAAAAAGGTCAAAAAATAGTTTATGGAGGAAAAGACGGTGGGTCTGTAGATTTGACAATTATATCAATGCCTGATATCAGTGGTTCAGGTGTTGAATCATTATTTAAAAGAAGGTAGAATAACAAATGGCTACAATAGATAAACCATTACCGAATACAAAAACGACTGTCGATGTCCCAAATGCAGTTGAAGTCGAAGAGGCAATTCAAGAAAACGTAGAAGAAATTCAAGAAAAAGGTGGACCTGTTGAAATTGAAATGACAGAGGAAGGTGGTGCTGAAGTTTCTTTTGATCCAAAAGTTGCAGCAGTAGAAGGCGGTCAAGATCATTTTGAAAACTTAGCAGAATTTTTAGGCGAAGAAATTTTAGATCCATTAGGGACAAAACTTGTAGAGCAATATAACGAATATAAAGAATCACGTGGTGATTGGGAACAATCATACAGAGAGGGTTTAGAACTTTTAGGTTTTAAATACGAAAGAAGAACAGAACCTTTCAGAGGTGCATCAGGTGTTAATCACCCTGTACTAGCTGAAGCAGTAACTCAGTTTCAAGCGCAAGCTTACAAAGAATTGCTCCCTTCTGATGGACCAGTGCGAACTCAAATTTTGGGTAACGTAGATGTTCCAAAAGAAGAACAAGCAAAACGGGTAAAAGATTTCATGAACTATCAGATCATGGATCAAATGAAGGAATACGAGCCAGAGTTTGATCAAATGCTTTTTTACCTCCCTCTTTCCGGATCTACCTTTAAGAAAGTCTACTATGACGATCTTTTAGGTAGGGCGGTATCAAAATTTGTACCGGCTGAAGATTTAGTTGTGCCGTATTCTGCAAACTCTTTAGATGATGCAGAGGCAGTTGTGCATGTAATTAAAATTTCTGAAAATGAATTAAGAAAACAACAAGTGTCTGGTTTTTATAGAGACATAGAACTAGGAAAACCTCCTGTAACAACAAATCAATTAGAAGATAAAAAACTAGAATTAGAAGGAATTGCTAAAGATGGCCAAGAGGATCAATATACTTTATATGAAATGCACACTAATTTAGATCTTGAAGGTTACGAAGATATTGGAGAAGACGAAGAACCAACAGGAATTAAATTACCATATGTAATTACAATTGCAGAAGCTAATAATAAAATTTTATCTATTAGAAGAAACTATAAACCAACTGATCCACTGAAGAAAAAAATAAATTACTTTGTGCAATTTAAGTTTTTACCTGGCACAGGATTTTATGGTTTTGGTCTAATCCATATGATCGGTGGTTTGACTAGAACAGCTACTGCAGCATTAAGACAATTACTTGATGCGGGTACTTTAGCAAACCTACCGGCTGGTTTTAAATCTAGAGGTATAAGAGTTAGAGATGATGCACAACCTTTACAACCCGGAGAGTTTAGAGATGTAGATGCACCTGGTGGAAACATCAGAGATCAGTTTATGACTTTACCTTTCAAAGGTCCTGATGCAACTTTACTTCAGTTAATGGGTATTGTTGTTAGCGCGGGTCAAAGATTTGCGAGTATTGCAGACTCACAAGTTGGAGATATGAATCAAGCAGCTGCTGTTGGCACAACAGTTGCATTATTAGAGCGTGGTTCACGTGTAATGTCAGCAATCCATAAAAGATTATATGTAGGATTAAAACAAGAATTTAAATTATTAGCAGAAGTATTTAAAACATATCTACCACCCGTGTACCCTTATGATGTACCAGGTGCTAGACGTGAAATCAAAATGCAAGATTTTGATGATAGAGTAGATATTTTACCTGTAGCAGATCCAAACATCTTCTCACAGACGCAAAGAATATCTTTAGCTCAATCTCAATTGCAACTAGCGCAATCAAATCCTCAAATTCATAATTTGTATCAAGCATACAGATCTATGTATGATGCGTTGGGTGTTAAAAATGTTAATGCAATCCTACCTCCTCCGGCACAACCAATGCCGATGGACCCTGCATTAGAACATATTATGGCTATGTCAGGAAAATCTATACAAGCTTTTCCTGGCCAAGACCATAAAGCTCACATAGATGCGCATTTACATTTCATGGGATTAAATATGGTGCAAAATAATCCACCAGTTTTAGCAATTTTACAAAAAAATATTTTAGAACACATAAGTTTAATGGCACAAGAGCAAGTTCAACTAGAATTTGTAGAAGAATTACAAGAATTACAAATGATTCAACAACAAGTACAAGCAATGGGAGCTCAAAATCCAGCAATGATGGCTGGAATGATGCAAAATCCTATGATGATGCAGCAACAAAAACGTGTTGCCGAAATAACAAATGCAATTGAGTCAAGAAAAGCCATATTAATTGCAGAAATGACTAAAGATTATGTTGCAGAAGAAGAAAAAATTAGTGGTGAGTTTGGTGGAGACCCATTAGTTAAATTAAAAGCTAGAGAAATTGACTTAAAAGCAAGAGACAATGCTAGAAAAGAGCAAGAAGGACAAGAAAGATTAGA